TCCTATAGTTCACGTTCCATTCCCATGAAACGCGTTCTATTACGCTAATCTGTGGACGATATTCTCGTCGTGTCACAGTGAAGCGAGACCCTGCTGTCTTAGTCGTCGGTCTGTCGTCATAGATGACGATAGATCCGTTCGAGGGAGATAATGGATGCATAAGCTTCTTAAAGAAGAAGTCACGACATCCAGGCATCTCTCGTAAGACACAAGTGAACCCACGGAAGTAAAACCGCCCGTCTTTTCTTAGACGTGGTGATACTGCCGTGTGAATATATGTGTCAAACTCGTCATCACTTACGGGCCCGCGAGTGCGGGTTAATAGATGTTTATCGCTCCATTGCTGGAGTAATAATTCATCCAGGTGTCTACATCGAAAGATGTATCCACCATTAAGCGTAAGTGACAACCATCGCACTAAGCGATTCCTGTCAGCCAGTAAGCCCATTTGGTTATAGGGTTTGGCCTTCAGGAAAACAGGGCGCATATTACAGCCTCGATACCAATCGGTGCCACATGATTCCTTAACATGTCCTGACATGAAACTCTTGTCAGAATTGATCTGGAAACCACAAGATACTAACAGATGTTCTGTTAGAAATCCTGCGCACTCAGGGACGATTAAATCGTCTCCGTGAATGTGGACCTCCGAATACAAGCGTTCAGCTTGTGAGCCTAATGTATCTTTCGTCGTTACCATACCAATGGCAACGAAGATAAGGCTCTCGAGGGCGAATGTATAACCGTTTCCCATGGAGGACATCTTGCTGTAACGCAAGGTTTCTCCATCGGGGAGGACTCCAGAAGGAGACCTGATAGCGGTTAGATATTCGAACCAAGGTGCCGGCAACAGAGATTTACAGATCCGCAAGCTTATTGTATCACTTGCGGACCGCATATCTATTGTTATCGGCGACCTATAATCGTCACGAACAGAGCCTTCGTACGCAAGAGCTTGATTCACCTCTTGTGTATTCAGGTCCATTCCCCACCGCTTGAGACGTGTACGGATTACTCCGTCCACACCTAGCTGCAGCATCAGATTTAGATCTGGTTCTATCGCTATTGGACGCTCAGTCTGAGCGTCCTTAGGGACTGTAGTTATGCGATTACCTTTTACAACCTTGAAGACTCGCGACCAAAATAAATTTTGGTCAAGGATCTCCCAGGAGGTAAGATTGAACTGTTTTCGGTAGCTCTGTTCTAGAGCTCCCATCCACCGTTCATCTTGGGTAATCATATCTCTAGCGTGGGGGATCGCAGATGCGGTCACATGATAAGGCCAGTTTGAGTACTTAAAGTAACTCGAAACTAAACCTTTTGATGTGCCGGTCGATGATCCCGGACCATGCCGTGCTCTTTTAGTCAGCAGTTCAGACTCAGGTAACAGATCGCCAATTATCATAGCAATCTGCTTCCTAACGCGCGTTTCCAATTGAAGGAAACGGGCGCTGGCAGCTTGTTGTCGATGACCTCGGGTATTATACCGAGAGCACGCAATCTCCGCCTGTTTGAACTTTGAAATAGCCAATTCTTTGCGCACGTTAGTGTCGCCGTCGAATTGGTATTTCCTGATAAGTGACGCGAGACCATATCCTAGTTGCCAGGTGGCAACGTCTATGGTGTTCGCCCTAGTCATACTCTGTAATGACCAGGAACGCCCCCATTCGAGATACTGTTCCAGAGAACGCGATCGTATTATTTGATCGAGTTCACTGAATATATGCTCGTTTCGGGCTTCACGTACGTCCGCAAGAGTAGCGGACAGTACCTTCCAGGCATAATCACCTGGAAGCCTAACGGATCCCTTTGGGGATCTTTTCCGTGTATGACGTATTATTGTTCGCTGTTCATGTTTCATGAATTGAGCTCCCGTTGTACGGTTTGTTATCCTGTAATTCTAAGCAGATCTATAAAGAACTGTAGAACATCAGGCACAACCCGTGTTAAGAACGACCACATATTAGATATGTAGACGTTCAACAAGAGGAGTGCGGACAACCTGATCACCTGATAATGCGTGCAAACGCTCGCATAGGATCATTTGATCAGCTACTGTCATACCGATCGGTAGGGAATACGATACCTCGCCAATGGCGGCCATCGTAATCGTACCATCACCCTTAGGGTTAGCAACCTCGACATCAAGTGTGAACTTGATTTTAGTCTTGGCGCTCCCGCGGGAGATTGAGTTGGGCTTCGGCGCAACTCGAGACAACTGCAGAATATCCCGAAGTACAAGCGAATGCTGAGGACCCTCATAAGTGGTCTTATTCAGTGTTTCTTGTGCTCTGGTATATACTTCGGGAACGATTACATCGTCCCCGGCCGCATCTGTCTGTACTGTGATTGTATTAGCTTGCATGGTGTTACTCCTAATTTTAGGTTTAGCTCCTTTGCGTCGGTTAGTATTATGTGACGGAGGGTTAAGCGGATTTTATTCCCCTTAACGTTTTCCGTAGCACACGGTCTACTCCCCTGAGATCCGCAAAGATCGCAACAAGGTCCAATCCCTTCAGTAAATCCAAGCGAACATTTAAGCTTGGTACTGCTGGCATTGGAACATTTGGTGTGCGCGTCTTAACTTTATGTTTAATCGTGATTGAACTAGGAGAGAATGAATTTAGTTTTCCAACTATATCATATTCTCCAGCCATATACCCCGATTTAACAGTGAAGTCTAGACAACGTCGTGTCTCTATCGTCTCAACCTCACGGATGAGCCAATTAGAGAGCACTGTGACATTAGCCTTCGGGGTCATGGCTTGAAGCCATTCTCCGACTGACAAGAACCAGTCTATTATAAAGGAATATGGGATTAACTCCCACGCTCCAAGTAGAGGTTGATTAGATCCTAACCTTTGGTTAAGATTCATCTTCTCTACATGATAACTGACTAGTACACCGGCAGAAACCTTAATGGTTCTTTGCATGTGGTCTTGTCTGGTTAATGTATACTGTGCTGTTTCTCGTGGTGGAAGAGAGACTTTATAATCCTCTTCATGGGTTAATGAGCTACTAAGACGGACCCGTAAGGGTTTACCGCTCTCTAGTGCTTCAATAATACCCATCACCTCGAAGCATAACGGTCGGATCGCATAGCGATACTCTAACCATAACTTGCTCAGGAGATAAGCAGAACCAGCTACGTTCTTGATCCGCGACATAGCGGTCTTGAATTCGCTGGCTAACAGCTTAAGCCGAATAAATATAGATGCTACGGATGCCGCGGTTTTACCCGCTTCACCCAAGGTAGCATAAATATTTGCATCGGTTTCTTCGATCTTAGCATATGCTTTCGTAAGCGCACGCATCTCCATCATCTCTTCGATGGGGAGAATAGTGTGGGCTATGAAGCCAGGTTCGGTAGGTGGATAAGTTTCTCCATCTACATTCATGTAGTGAGGAATATTTTGCCCTATATACGTGCGATAGCCGAAGAGGCCATCGTCATTTCTATAGTGCATCTCCCAATCTACCATTCCTGGATTATATGTCAGATCGACCCGTTCTTGCTTCATCCAATTGTTGATGATGTGCCCCCGCGCACGCAAATTTGCGTAGTTCGGTGTCACGACATCTTCCATGGATTCAGCGTACTGGTCTGTTAGTATCGGACCGTAGACACTGGTAGAACCAGAGGGATTTAATGTCCCCTGGTACCAGACTCGTTCCTGGATGCTGTCTGTATAGACAGTTCTAGGATCTTTGGTCCGCGTTCGGTTTCCTGATGTTGGGGTAGTCATGTATTCTCTCCTTATAGGTTTAAGCTTCGATAATAGGCAATTGCCTACGTCGCTAACCTCCTGGGAGACGATGACATATTTACCTCTAGTGGATAGGAACGGTTCGGCGAAACGCCGATGCCGTATCCAATACCACGTTAACCAGGCCACAAGTGCTTACTCAGCACTCTGGTCTTTGGCACAAGATACCACATTAGATGTGGCTATCTCCCTTAG